TAAGTAGTTCATCTAGTTCTACTTCATTAATAGGTATCTCTTTTTCTAAAGCATCTCTATTCATAATAATTCATTAGTTCTTTTAGGGTTATATTAAAATTTCTTTTAACTTGTTTTTCTATCCATTTATTGGACATAAAAGAAAGCCTAAGTGTTCTGTTCTGCATAAAATGTGTTTGATCAGGCATTGCTTCTTTTAAAGTATCCAAAGTTACTTGTTCTCCTTCAGGAAGAAGACTATTAATCCATTCTACTTGTAGTTTTCTTGCTCTTTTTCTAATCTGTTTTGATCTTTTTCCACTCATTTGTAATCTCTTCTACTCTAGGTTGCACAACTACTTCTGTAAAATAAGTAAGTCCTCTAGCATATTTAAAGACACGCAAACCTTTGCCTTCGTTTGCATCTTTATGACATTCAAATTTATGACGACAGTATTTACAGTTACTAGGAAGCTTAAAGTTTCCACTAGTGCCATCGGGTTCGGGTTGATAACAAAAATCTGGAGGAGAAGACTTTTTAATTAAAGCTTTTGTATTTTTAATTTTAAGTTTAATATTAGGTTTGTCAAGTTCTTCTGGTATAAACAAACATAATTCTCCTGTTTCTTTGTTGATAGCTAAGAAGCCTCCGTTGTCTGTTTTCATTCCAGCTTCATATCCTGCTAATTGTGCCAAGTATCCAAATGGATCTTTTTCAGGAAGTGTTCCATTTTTAAATTTATAAAAAGAAAAACCTGAAGTTGATTTAACATCAATAACTTCACCGTCAATAACACAATCCATGTGTCCTGAAATTCCTAAAACTTTTACATCTTTTTGTTCGTTTGTTATTTCGTGTCCTGAAAGTTTTACAAAGAATAAAACTAACTGTTCAAGAAGATGACCATATAAGAACTTTATTAATGTAGGTGCGCTAAAAGAAACATCTTTGTTTTTGGTATTCATTTCATACCATAATTGTCTAGAGGGTTTTCCGATGTTTGACATTCGTAAAGTTGGCTTGTTGCTTCCTTGATAGAATGCCCATTCTCTTAGCGCGTTTTTCATTGCTTCGCCAAAGTCTTCTATTTGTTCGTCTGTTATATTTATATTTTCTCTTCTGCCTAAAGGCTCGATAGTCTTATAAATATCTGCTACTAATGTTTTTAATTTTTTCATAATGTTATTGATAGTCTTTCTATAACTTCTTGTACAGTATTTCTGTCTGTTTTAAACCATTCTCCGTTATGTTCTTTGACAATTTTCTTAAGTTTGTTCATAGTTTTTGTTTCTGCTTTTCTTCTGTTGTTAAATTTTCTTGCATATAGTAGTCGATAATCTCTAAGAGGACTACTTGTTTGTAAGCTATTACATCTGTCTTCTGCATCTATAGCCATTCCAACTTTAATCCATTCTTTCCATGCAGGATTAGAAAGAACATAAACATAGCCACTTTTAGTTTTAGTATATCCTTTTAAAGAAGCAAAAGCTGCATCTTCAAAAGTTTTAAAATGACCTGGCTTGTGTAAAGGATGTTCTTGTGGTACATATTTTCCATTTACATACATTCTATTTGTGTTTCTTTTAACCATATGTGGTAATTTCATATATTCTTTACGACAATCAGAACAACTATACCATCCGATTTTTTTTACACTTTTTAACCAGTTATCATCGTTTAATTTTACTCCACATTTAGTGCATTTTTTATTAGTGTGTTTCATTCCATGTGTTCCCTATCTTGTATTCGGCATCTAACGGACACCGAAGATTATAATATTTTCCTGCTTCTTTGATTGCTTCTATACCAAGCTTACCAAAATATTCAGCGTGTGCTTCGTGGACTTCTACTTGCCATTCATCGTGTATGTTAGCAACAAACTTAAAGTCTAGATTTCTTTTATTAGCTTTCTTGTTTAGTATAATTAACGCTCTCTTCATGGCTATAGCACCACCGCTTTGTAGTAGAAAATTTAAAGCAGCATAGTCGTTTCTTATAAATATTTTTCGACCATCTAAACCTTTTAAGTGTCCTCGTTTTGCTGTTCTTTTAGCTTTGTTTTGAAGAGCCTTAAGTGATGGTTGATTATTGAGGAAACGTCTTCTAAGGCTAGAGCCAACCTTGTTGTTTCCTCCAACCACCTTTCCAATTTTCTCATCTCCTGCTCCGTAGATAAGGGCATAGATGAAAGTTTTAGCTGTATCTCTTGATTCAAGCCCTGCAAGTTTTTGATTGAATGTATGTATGTCTCCTTCCAAGATTTCATGTATATACCTCTCGTCTTTCATGTAGTGTGCAAGCATTCTTAATTCTAATCCACTTGCATCAATACCTATTAATTTATATCCTTCATCAACAGTCCAGCATTCTCTGCATTCTTTTCCATATTCACTAGCAACACTAGGAACTTGAGCCATGTTTGGCTTTCGATGAGACATTCTTCCTGTAATTGTTCCGTTGGGAATTACAAACCCATGAACCCTATTATCTTTTTCAACAGCTTCTATCCATGAATCTATTTGCGCTATTCTTTTTTGAAGTAATAAAAACTCTGCAATTAATTTTGCTTCTGGAATATGTTTTATCTTTGCTAAAGATAGTTCATTTATAATAGGCTGTCCTGTTGGTGTAAATTTATTAGGTTTCCAACCAAAGTCCTGTAAATATTCTCCTATTTGTTTACGAGAACCAAGGTTAAATTCTCTTAGTTTCTTTCGCATAAATGGTTTTGGTTTTGGATTTTTAAAATCCTCTTCTTGTATTCCATTTACACTACGCAAAAGAGTTAATTCAGTTAGTGTTTTATTATATTCTTCGGCTGTTAATCCTCGTTTGGATAGGGTTCCGTCTTTCTTTAAGTCAGGTGATACAAGTTTATCATCTACCCACTTAGGTTTAAATGTATTGTGAACTTCTTTTTTAACTTCAAACATTCTTTCTTTTAAAGATGAAACAAGCAGAGTAGCTTTCTTTAAATTAAAAAGGAATCCATTTCTTTCTTGCTGTCTTAAAATAATAGAAGTTTCATGTTCTAATTCTATTGATTCTTTAGAAAAATCTTTTCCTTCTTTTAAAAGATAACTGTAAACTCTTGAATTTAATACAACATCTTGTTTACAATACTTTAACATTTCTTCTGTAAAACGATCCCAAGATTCAGGCTGATCTGCTTTAGGAAAATTAACTATGCTTCCCCAGTTTTTTAAACCATGTCCGCCTTCTCGCACAGGATTAAATAGTCTTGACATTATAAGAGTATCTTCTATCTTTTTATTTTCAAATAAATCTACTCCATATAATCTTTTGATTACTGGAATATCAAAGCCTGTAATGTTGTGTCCTATTAATACCTCTGCAGTATTTAAAAACTCAATTCCTTTTTTAATATCTTTAGGTCTAAAAGAAATTGGAGCTTCTCCTTGTGGTTTTGCTACTATACACCAAATATTATTAGGATTTAATCCGTCTGTTTCGATGTCAAATAATATTTTATTCATATCTATTCTCTTAAAAATCAGGCATATTATCAAAAGTTTCTTCATCTGTTTCTTCTGACATTCTACCAGTTTTAGGGTTGTATATTAAATTACAAGCTAGTCCTGTGTCTCCTGTATATCTAGATTTTAAAACACGAACTCTTGTGGTGTTTGCTTCTTCAGGATCATCAGCCTGTTGATTTCTTTCGAGTGCTATAACGCTGTCACTTAGTTGGCTTATTCCTTGGGAGCCTTTAAGATGAGACAACGACACAACAATTCCTTGTTCATGTCCTCTTTCACCTGCTGCTCTTCTTAGATGTGATACTAAGAACATACCTACTCCTGTTTCTTCTACAAGACTACGCAGACGATTCATTAATTGATCTATGCCTCTCCTTTCATCTGATTCAGTAATACAATTAACAAGCATATGTAAGTGATCTATAATAACCCACTCACATTCACATCCTATAATCATATATCTTAATTTAGAAAAGATTTCATCAATGGCAGTAGCTCCTAAATGAGAGTGTATAAAGACTCTTCCTTTTGGAATTACTTTATCAAATAACTCACTTAATTCTTCATCAGTATATTTTTCTCGTTTTTCGGATAAATATAAGCGATCATTTGCTTCAATCGAAATTATTCCATCTGCTGTCTTTAACCAGTTTTCTTCTAAAGCTATTATTCCTATGTTTTCTTTTGTATTTTTAATAAGATAATGACTTAGTTCTCTAGTGAAAGAACTTTTACCAAGACCAGTTCCGCCTGTAAGTGTAACCAATTCTCCTTTGCGCATACCATATAACTTTTTATTTAATCCTTCCCATGGATATGCTAGGCTTTCTTTAACTTCTCGGTGTAGCCATTTTTCTTTTTCGCTTGATAATTCTAATATGCCTGATGGTGTATATGTTTTTGCTTCCCACCAAGCCTTTGTAAATTCGGTGTATTTACCATGCTGTAACATTGCATTAGGATCTTTAAACCCACTTGGCAATGACATTATTCTAACTTTGCCAGGTTTAATAATGTTTGCTACGTCTCTAGAAGCTTTTCTACCATGCTGATCATTATCAAAACAAAGAACTATATTATCAAAAGATTCTATAAATTCTATACTGTCTCGTATATCTCTAACAGCACCTTGCGCACCACGCTTTATAGAAACACAAGCCCATTTATTGTCCATCATTTCATGTGTTGCCATAGCATCACATTCACCTTCAGTTATAGTAAGATATTTACCACCTGAATTTCTAAATAATTGTTCTCCAAATAGTCCTGTATTTTCATAGCTGCCATCAACTTTAAAACCTTTATCTTTAGTAAATCTAGTTTTAGTTGTAACAATTTCGTTACCATTAAAATAAGGATAAATGTGCTGTGCGATTTTACCACTTGCATCATAGACTATACGAACACCATATTTTTTAGCAGTCTTTTCACTTATATTTCTATCGGTTAAGTCTGCAAAAACTCCTGTATAAGAATTTAAAAATGTCGTAGTTCTTATTTCTCTTTTAGTTTCTAATTCCACAATGTTTCCTTCGCAGGCTTCTGTGTAATTAGGAAAAAATTCTCCACAACTAAAGCATTTAGCTGAATCATTTTCATTTCTGCCAACAGGATCACTACCTCCACATTTCGGGCAAGGTAGATTATATTCTGCCCAAGTGCTTTGCTTTTCCATTTTATCTCCAAAATAAAAAGCCAGACCTACACAACATTATAGTCAGCGTAGATCTAGCTAATTGCACTACTATTCAGTAGCTTCTTCTTTGCTTTCTAAAGCTTCGGACTTTTCAGTGCTTACTTCGTCACTTATATCTCCTTGATAATCAGCAACCAGTCTGCTTTCAAAAAAGGCAATCGAAGCATGTAGTTCTTCTAGATCTACTATTGCGATAGCCTTTTTACTGTTGAGTCTTTGAAGTCTAGCTAAATATATTTGTCCTTCAGGCGACAAGTCTTCAGCATAAACTTGAACTTCATCAATAGTAACAAAGGGTTTGTTTTCTTCTAGTGGAGTGTCCATTAAAATTCTTCTCCTCCTTCCAAATCCAACAGCTCTG